AAGGGGGGTTGATGAAGTTGTTGCCTCTTCAACCGCCCCCTCTGTTGCTGCAGAAACCTGTCCATTTTCCTCGTCAATTTTAAAATCAACCATGTTTCCTCCAATGGTTAGTTGTATGTTTTTAGTATACTAGGTTTGTCTAGTGTTTAGAACGTGCCTAGAGTTGCTTGACCAAAGTTAAGCGAGTTGTTGATAGCGTCAGCAGCAGAGCCTGTTCCAGCCGTAGTTGCGTCAGCAATAGATTCAACAGCAATAGTTACATCCCACATACGAACGGCGTTGCTCATTGAGTCTGTTCCGCCGTCCTTTACACCAATAAGGCGTCCTTGGTACTGACGTGGTGTGCCGTAAGCGTTTCCTGCGTCATCGAGTGGCTGAATACTTACAGTAACCTGAGTATTTCCAATCATAATGTGAAGGTCTGCAAGAATTGCTTGGTCTTGTTGGGTGTTGTATGCCTTGGTAAGCGTAATGTCTGAGTAGGTTGGAAGTGAAAGGTACGTAATTTCAGGACCCATTCCACCTGGACGGTGCTTGTTTACTGGAGCAGAGATGTCTCCACCAGAAAACTTGTCAAAGACAAGTGATGCTGCACCCTTTTTGAGAAGGCTAGTCTTTGCCGGAGTGTCTACAATGCTCAGAGAAGCAATAAACTGCTGTTCTGAACCGTACCATCCGTAAGTGTTTTGATTTGTTGTTGCCATTTTTAATTCTCCTTAGGGCTTAAATTATTGAGGAAGTGACGCGTTGACTGCGTACTTGACTACATTGATTGTTACAAATTCGCCAAAAGGTGACATTTTAAGCGCAACCTGAGCGTTAATTTGTCCAGCAGCGATTGTTGCTGGTGTATTCACTTGAGGGCCTGTGTTAACAGAGAATGCTTCGTTTGCTGTCAAACCATAGAGGCTTCCGCGAATCCAGTATTGTTGAAGTGTTCCACCAATAGCACCGGCAAGTTGAGAGAAAATGTGTCCCTTACCATCAATCTCTTGGAATACATATCCTTCTGCAATTGAGTCTAGGTCGCGAGTAATTTGCATACGGAAACGTGCATTGTTAAGGAATGCCCAACGAGGGTCAATTGCAAGAGTACGGAAACCGTAAACAGCAATTACTCCTGTTGTTGGAATAAGACGAATAATGTTTACACCAGCAGCGTTAAGGTCACCAAGTTGTGATTGGTTGTAAGTTGCTGTTACGTTGCTTACGTATGTTGAAGCACCGTGAGTTGCACCAGCAGCAGGAACATTAGCGTCATTGCCAACGTCGGTACGAGCCATTTTTGCAGCAGCAAGTGCTGTAGGAGCGACGGTACGACTAAATACAATTCCAGAACCCGCAGTTGGATTAGTGTTAACAACACCAGGAACATTTACCCATGGGGCAAACATAGCAACGTATGATGGGTCTGTAACTGCGTACTTAAGTGTGTTTGCAGCGTCAAGAATAGTTGAAGCAGTTGCTGTGTTTGGTGCGTCTACAAGAGCAACACGGTTGTTTGCAGCAGCGTGGTTAGCAAGAGCCTGTTGAACAGTTGCGCTTGTGTTTCCTGGGAATGAAACTTGACCAACACCGTAGTTAGTGTTAAAAAGTTCAATTGCCACGTGAGCATCTGCATCTGCAGTTGCTGTGTCAGTTCCACCAGACATGTAAACGCTCACAGTAGAACCTGCGGCTGGAAGAACTGTCGAACCAGAAATTGCGCTTGCTGTAACCATTGATTGGTAGGCAGGAAGTGAGTTCACCCAGTTAATTACGTCTGTGTCGGTAGCAAGTCCACCAACGCTTGCAGCAAGTTGTCCATTGTAAACAATTGAAGCACTGTAAAGAGTAGAACCGTTTACAGTGGCACCAGTAATGTTAAGAACAACACCGTCTGCAGCAGAGTTGCTTGAGTTTGCCCAAGTACCCTTACCGTTTGCAGTTAGAAGAAACTTTCCACCAGTAGTGGTAGAAGTTGCAGTAACGCCAGTAGATGATGGTTGAACGCGGCTTACAAATGCTTGAATTCCACCCTCTTTAAAGTAAACATCAAGAGCGTCGTAAAGAAGCGTGCTGTCTACGTTTGTGTATGAGTAACGTCCAGTAAGTGAGCCGTTAACAATTTTACCAAATACAGCAGTAAAGTCGTTAATAGATTGAATTGGAACAACTACACCAGCAGGTCCAGCGGCGTTTCCGACGACGAACCAAGTTCCGGTTGGGTTGTTAGGTAGTGTGTTTGGTGATGCAGCGGAAACGTTAACGCTTACGCCAGGGGCTAGGTTAGCCATTAGAGTTCTCCTGTTGGATTAGTAGAAACAGTTTCCTGTGTCTTAGAGTTCTTGTTGGTAGGGATGTTTTTCTTTGTTTCTTCCGTTTTTTCAATTTCTTGAATTTCTGGAATGAGGCCCAAAAACCCTTGTGAAATGTATCTTTCAATAAGGTCGCTGTCATTTACAGAGTATTCAAACCCTGGTGACAACTGTTGGCCTTTGTCATCAAAGATGACGTGATGCGCTTGAACTATTACGTTCTTTTTGCTCATAATTGTTCCTTTGTAATTTCAATGTTGAACGATTCAACTTCCAATACTTCAGAAGGTGGTTCAACAGAAGGTGTAGTAATTGCGCCTTCTGCAGCAAACTGTGGAGATGGCACACCACCATAAATATTCATAGCGTTTGGTACTGTTACAATGAAGCGAACGTGAGCAATGCCGGTTGTACGACCGCTACTGTGTTCGCCTTCAAGATATTCCTCGCCATCCCAAATGGTATTTTCAACATACCCGCCTAGGCCGCGATTCTGGATAATGCAAGCACGAATACACGTAGCGTAGGCTTGTGTTAGTGCTTCTGTTTCTTGCCAGTCTTTTGTTCCATATACATACACAAGGGCATCTACGTGGTAATAGGCACGAATTCTGTCTTGATACACCTCAGGCGTTCCGACGGTTCCTGGAACACTAATAAGAACTGCCGCCTGCGCATTGCGAGGAAGTGTTCTCAAGTCGGGACGATGACGGTATTCAAATGGAACTTGCAAAACTTGACTACCAAGTTTACGATTAAACTCAGCAATGTATGCAGGAAACCATTTTTCTAGCGTATTATAAAAAGCCTCTTGAACAGAGTGGCCACCGTAAATGGCACCGTAAGCATCACTTGCGTAGGATAAATCCCAGTCTGTCCACCAGTCACGTTTTGCCATTATTTCTTCCTACGCGCTGCTTTGGCTGCGTCATTCGCTGCCTTAGTTGTTGCTTTAAAGTCAATAGTAGTTTCGGCACGACGCAAATTTCCTGTACCAAAGTGTTCAACTTTTGTAATTGAACCATGCTTTTTATCGCTAAGCGTTGCTTGACGGCGCAATTTCTTTCGATGCTCTTTAGCAGCCTTTATGCGATTAGAATCAGCGGGCGTAATTCCAGTTGCTTTTTTCTTTGTTTTAACATCGGCAAGGATGTATCGTTCGACAATTGCTTTAGCAATTAATCTAAACTCTGGTGTAATGGTTACAAACTTACGCTGTGGTACGCCATCGCCATCTTGATGGTTAAGTCCGTAATTGTGACCACGTAATCGGAAATAGCCTGCCGGAGCACGGTTAGACGGGTCAATAATCATGTTAAGAGAATGAGCGCCAAATGGTTCTATTTTGGGGTCAATAGCAGCATTTGCTAAATAGCCAAAATTAACAAGTGGTTGATTCTTAGGGTTTCCACCCGCTCTTGCACGATTGGCAACAGTACTGTTCGTACCATCACCGTTGCCGGGACTTAGTTTTTTCCACTTACTGGAAATACCAAACTCTGGCGCGGCACCACCGCTTGCAAAACGCGTTGCTTCCATGAGACTGAACTCTTCTGTTATTTCAAGAAGGGCAGGTTGTGGATTAGCAAGACGTGTTGAAATAGCGCGTAACCTAAATTCAAGGCCGTCCGCTTCTTCTTTAACTCTTGTTACGCCTGCTCTGGGAATTCCCATTAGCCTCGTACCCAAGGTGCAATGATGCTGTCAATCTGCTGGTCAATTTGGTCAAGGTTCATTTCACGACGAGTCTGAGGTTCAAACTCAAGAATGATAAACTTTGCCGCTTGGAACAAACAGGCGCGACGAAGCGAGGCGGGAATACCATTGGTATATCCACCGTCGTAAACAACCTGAATGCGTGAGCCTTCAGGTGCAAATGTACCTAGACGAATCCAAACGTGACCGTCAGTAACGTCCGGACCGCGAACGCCACCATGAGCAAAGTCAATTGGTTGAAAATCACCGTAGGTACGGTAAAGGGTCATGGACTGAATGTTGTAAGTCCATAGTTCCGGATAAACCGGAGCGAATTGGTCAAGCCAAAAGTGGCGCACGAGCGTTGAGGCTCCTAGCGCAATGGCCTGTGACATGCCCAATGAACCATAAATGTCCATAGGCATATCTGCGTTATTCCCGTATTCCGCGGGGTCGATACCGAACAAACGCTCTTGAAAAATGTGGCCCGTAAACGGAGCCAGACGACGACCTGTTCGGTCCTCTAAGTGAGCAGTTGCTTCAACCAAAATATCCGAAAGGGTAGTTGGTTCAAGGTCTACTACTAACTCAGGGTAACGACGTTGAAGGTCGGCAACACTGGCAAGTGAAACGGGGTCGCTATATTGTGACCCGTTATTCGCCATGTTAACTATTCCTTTGTCGAACGGCGCTTAGTTGGTGAAGCAACATCAATTGCTTCGGATACATCTTCGGAAACTGATGCTTCCTTTTGTTCCTTAAGGGTGGTCTTTTTAACAACCTTTTCAACTTTAGAAATTTCTGCTTCTACTTCTTTTTCAATCTTCTTTATTTCTTTTTGTACAACGTAGTAAAGTTCACCAGGGATTGAAAGAAGTGCGTGAGCCACGCGTGGTGGAACCTCAATGGCTCCAGCGTCACCGGTCTTCTCCCAAGAGAAGCCTTCTGTGCCGCCTGGTTCATTTGCTGCTAGTAATACCATGGTAAATCCTTTCAATGAGAAATCCAGCGCGGCGGGTGGGGGAGGAACGAGGGAACCCACCCGCCACGCTGAAATCAGTTTTCCTAATTAGTCAACGATGAAGTTAGGAGAGAAAGACGAGGTAGGTGTTGAACCATTACCAGCCTTACTGTCCAAAGCACTTGCAACGTTGGCAAGACGACCAATGTACTTAGGCGCACGAACAGCAAGCGTGGTGTCCGCAACGAATGCGAATGGCAGGCTGTCAGGCGATGCAGTAGTTGGGTAAACGTTAACCGCTTGCATTTCACGTACGTGTGGACGTACAATGTAGTTAGGGTCACGAGACATTAGGAAGATGCTTTGCTCACCAGCAGAGGTAAGTGGGTGCAGTCCAGCGTTTCCGTATGCGTAAGTCGCAGTTGGAGAACCTTGTGCATGTGAACCATTGTAGGCAACAAGTGTGGTTCCGTTGTCAACAATCTTGGTAGTTGCGTAAGCAGCACCAGTGTTGTCAAGGAAGTTTGCGTCTACAATACCGAGCAGGTTGAAGTCTGTGTTTCCAGGTGTTGAACCTGCAGCGCGGTATACCTTGTAGTGTGTTGGCTGTGCGCCTTCTGGACCGACAGGTGTCGAGAACGTAAGGGTGCAAGCAGTTGTCGAAGGTGACAACTTAGCAGTCTTAGCAGCCTGAATTTCACCGTAACGGGCAATAACAGGTGCGACTGCGTATGTGAAGTCTCCTGAAAGTGTGCCTGTTCCAGTTGCAGCGCCAGATACGGTTGACATTACGTTTGTGCGTGGTGACAAGAATGAAGTCTTGACAATTGGCACACCACGGTATGTAGGTACAATCAAACCAGCAGCAATTTCAACTTGGTCCATGAAGCGTTGTTGGTTAACAAGCAACTGGGCAAGACGACTGTTTGCGTTAGGTGACATGAGGAACATCCACTCTGAGTTCTCAACTGGCTCAGCGACATTGCTTTCAACA